GCAGTCCCTGCCATTAAAGATGTCATCCGAGGCACGTTCGATGACCGTCTCAAGTTTGTCTTACCCGAAGGGAAACCTCCCTATAATCCTAATCGACCCGAAAGTGTACCCTCAACTCTGAGAAATCTCCACCGTGAGTTCGGTGACTTTGTTGAAGGGGCACGAAGTACACAGTTAGGTAAACTGCGAGTCGAAACGAAATTTATTCAATTATTGGAGAGTATTCATGCCGAGGATGCCTTGATTGTCCTGAGTATGAAAGACAAGAAATCTCCAGTCAAAGGTTTGACTAAGAAGTTAGTAGAGGAGGCATTCCCCAACTTACTGTCTTAATTTTCGTTATGTTTCTTTCAATAACAGCAGGAGAGCGTTTAATGCCAAGAAACCAAATAGAGAGATTAAAGAATGATAGTCGAGAACTTGATAATTACATCCACCGTCTCAAAAAGAAGGGAAGAGACAACCTCGCACACAAGTTAGCGAAGAAAAAGACATTCTTAAATCAAACTATTGCCGAGTACGAAAATTCAACTCAAATTCTAGCATAAGGTAGGTGGTAAGTATCTCGTATGGGGTGCTAGTCACCCCATTCGTCATATAGGAGTTATATAAATGCCAATGTATAAAATTGTAAATAAGAGAACGCAAGACAGTCAAACGATGTTTTGTTCGTATGAAAAACTTCAAGAGAAGTTGGAAGAGTTGGGTGAAGACTGGAAACAAGAAATTGGTGCTCCCGCACTGATTAGTGCTACTGGTAATATCGTCAACAAGACAAGTAGTGATTGGAAAGATCACTTGACAAAGATCAAGAAAGGATCGGGTTCGGGGACTAACATAAAAACATGACAATGAAACGATTGAGAGTAGACGATCTACTCACCTATCCACCCATCACATCAAATCAACAAATCGCACATGACGCATGGAATGAGGGAGATCACCTCGTCCTATGCGGTTCTGCGGGTACAGGAAAAACCTTTGTGGGTATGTACCTAGCATTGTGGGATGTCATGGACAAGTCCTATGATCAGAACAGACTTGTTATCGTAAGAAGTGTGGTTCCTACCAGAGAGATGGGTTATCTTCCCGGTTCGGTAGAAGAAAAGGTTGATGCCTACACCGCACCCTATCGGTCTATCTGTACCGAACTCTTCAACGAAAAGATGGCATACGATAACCTAGAACAACAGGGTCTCATAGAGTTTGTGTCCACATCGTTTATTCGTGGTACTACTCTGGATGACTGTGTCATACTCGTGGATGAGATGCAAAACCTTACCTTCCACGAATTGGATTCTATCATCACAAGGGTGGGACGCAACAGTCGTATCATCTTCAGTGGTGACTACTATCAGTCTGACCTCAAGTCTGGTTCAGACAAAAAGGGTATTCTTGACTTTATGAACATCATGGAAGTTATGAATAATTTCACAACAGTTGAATACGGATGGGCAGACATCGTAAGGTCTGACTTTGTTCGGGACTATATAATGACAAAAGAAATGGTTGAAAGAGGAAACATAAAATGAAACTAAGTCAAAATTTTTCACTCAAAGAGTTTACCAAGTCTATGACTGCGACTCGTTTGGGTATCGATAACACACCAGAAGGTGAACACCTACATGCGGCACAAGAGTTATTCTCTCAAGTGGTTCAGCATGTTCGGGATAAGTTTGGTATAACTCGTATCAATTCGGGTTACCGTTCACCCGCACTCAACGAAGCAGTGGGTGGTTCTTCACGATCACAACACTGTAAGGGTCAAGCAGTTGACATTGAATGCGATAAAGCAGACAACCTTGTTGTGGCACAATGGATCAGAGACAACCTAGAGTTTGATCAGATCATCTCAGAGTTCTACGAAGAGGGTGACCCATCATCTGGTTGGGTTCATGTGTCCTATGTGAGTCCCGAAGACAATCGCAAGAAGTGTCTGACCGCACAACGAGTAGATGGCAAGACACAGTATTCAGTTGGTCTACCCGAATGAATCTAATCTACCAGTACATGATCACCAACGAGGAAACCGAGAAACGGATGCCTGTTCCAGAGTATCCCCAAGGCACTCGTTCAGAATTGTATCGTATTACTGGTGATATGTCGGCAAGGTCTTTCCGAGACTATGCCGAAAAGATTGGATGTGAACACCAGTATTCTAAAAAGCAAGTGTTCACTAAGAACTTCAATGGGTCAACAGTACTACTCTTTGAATGTCTGAGAATGATCTATGATCCCATCTATGACAAGTACGACAAGGTGGCATTCATCGACTCGGACATCATCTGTAATACCGAAGAGAATATCTTTGACCAGTGTGGTGACTACGAGGTCACGGGTGTCTTAGAGTCAGAGATAGTATCCGATACTAATGGTGGATACAATGGTTGGGACTATAATCCCATCGTCAGAGATCAACTGTTTGCTAAGTATAAACGCACTGGTATCCCAATTGTCGCAACAAAACCCC